TTCAGACGGCATCCACCGGCCGTGCTCGTCGCGCGGCTGATCTGGGGAGCCCTTCAGGACGCCAGTTCTTCCTCGATCTGACGCTCCTCTTCCGCCGTCACTTCCCGGCCGTGGAGCGCCTTGAACATCGCCTTCACGGACTCCACCGTCGCGCCCTCGACGTAGTTCGCTTCGAGCTTCGCGGAGTCCTTTGCTTGCTGGTCCACCTGTGGTTCCCTCCACTCGGATTGTCTCACCCTTCTCCATGTCGAAGTAGGCGAGTTGATCGTGCTGGTGGCACAGGCGCACGGCCTCCTCGTGCGAGGACGCTCGTTCCGCCACGTCGAGCCACACCTTCCCGCTCTCGGGGTCGTGCCACCCTCCGAAGAAGTGGCCCGGCTTCGAGAGGAGATCCTCGTTCTTCTTCGCGAAACGCGCGAGCGTCCGCGCGTTCATGCGGTAGAGCGGCAACGCGAGGGACCGCTCCGGATACCGGGCCACCATGAAGCCCTTGCTCTGTCCAACCTTTAGGCTCTCTCCGCTCACGACGTTGACGCTGAAGCCGCCGTTCGCTGGCTGGAGTGCTTCCGTAAGGCTCTCGCGCTTCACGAGGGCGAGCGCCCGCGAGTGCGGGTGCGTCGCGTCGCCGGTGACGTTGTGGTCGAAGCCGGGGCGCACGCCGCCCGCGCCCGCGTCGCCGACGCCTCCAGGCCCCTCGGCCCATCGCCCGCGGTCATCGCGCGGCTGATCTTCGTAGCCCTTGAGAAGCTCGTCGAGTGTCGCGTCGTCGGCCGCGCTCCAGGGACCGAACATCGGATCCCACGCCTTCGTGCTCTGGCCGTCGAGGTGGGTGAACAGCCGGCGGACCCACTCGGAGCCCTTGTTCTCGGTCAGCGGGATCGGCGCTCGCTTGGCGATGAGGTCGAAGTCGAGATCGTAGTCGTTCAGCTTCGCCCACTTCGAGAGCGCAAGGGACTGGTCCGGGGTGAAGGACGAACCGACAATGCCGCGGCGAAATCGCCGCGCAGCGACGGCTGCCACCCCCTTTTCGGAGTCCTTCGCCGCGTAGAGGGCGGCGAGTTGGGCTTCGGCCGCTCCGCGGCTAGGGTGGGTGCCATAGACGTGCCCGTCCACGTCCACGACCTTGAACCCGCGGCCGTGGGCGACGATATGCGGTTTGTGGATCTTCGTGATGCTCGGGATGGCATCCTTCGGCCGCCCCTGGAGCGCGAAGCCCGGTCCCATGCCGTCCGGGGCGGGGACGGTCGTCCCGCTGCCCACCATGCCCGCCGGCTGCCCTCCAGCCGCGCCGGCCGCGGGGGCCGGGCCGCCGGTGTGTGGCAGGCCGCTCTCGGCGCTCCCTGCCGCCCCTGGCACGCTCAGGTGCATCTGCGGGTGTCCGGGGACGTTGATGCCGCCCTCCATGCCAGGGTGGGAGAGGCCGGTGGCGTCGCCCGGAGTGCCCGGGGGGCCTCCGGGGCCAGGGGGCGGGGCCGCCGCAGCCGCCGCGGCTTGGTTCATAGCGTCCGTGAGGGTCGGCGCGAAGGTGCCCGTGGTCGGGACGAAGAACAACTCGCCGCCCTCTTCGGGCGTGAGCGCAGGCAGGCCCGCGAGCTTGCGGATCTCGTTGATCTTCGCGATCTCGGGGCGGCCCGTCACCACGTTGAGGGTGAAGTTCTTGTCCTCCTGGGTGGGCGAGACGTAGTCGAGGATCGCGCGAGGGTCGTACTCGACGAGGAGGTGTGTGCCGAGGAACTCGCGCCACACCTCGGCGCGAGGCTCGATGACGTGCCGGCTGAAGATGTACTCGGCCGCGTCGATGGTCGCGCGGTTGCTCTGGTCCTGAATGCCGAGCATCTCGGGCGGGATCCCCGGCACCTGTCGGATGATGTCGCGGGTGAACTTCCGGAGGTCGTTCACTTGCATCTCGCGGAAGTCGTAGCCGATCTGTTGGACGTTCGCCTCGACGTTGACGAAGTGGTTCTTCAGCGTGTTCTGCACGCCCTGGACGTTGGCGATCCAGTCGTTGCGGAACGCCATCAACTCCTGATCCGACGCGCCGGGCAGGCTTACGAGGAGGTCGGGGCGGTTGCGGTTGTAGAACGAGTAGCTCACCATGCGGGCCGCGTTCTCGTCGCTGTCCAACTCGTCGGAGAGTGCGAAGAAGAGGCCGACTCCGCGCGAGTAGGGGTTCACCGGGTCCGCGTCCTTCAGCCACAGCACCTCGGACTGCGGAATGTTCATCATCTGGAGCCCGCCGTAGCGGATCTCGAACGTCGGATTGTCCGGCGTGGGCACGCGCTTCACCCATTGCGGAGGCACGGGCCAGAGCGCGGTCGGGAGCGGGCGTCCGGTGAAGTCGCTCTTGAGGTAGCCGTCGCGCGGCCCGCGGTCCACGACGAAGAACACCTCGCCGACGATCTCGTAGTACACCTGGGCGAGCTTTCGCGCGGCCCCTCCGGGGAGCGCGGGACACGGGTTCTTCCAGAGGGCGAGCATGGGGTGGTCGAAGATCGCCTCGGCCTTCCCCTCCTCGCTCATCGCCGCGAGCATCTTGCGCCGGTACTCCAGTCCGCCGTGCTGGAGGTCGGGGCGCTTCACGGTCATCCCGTGGTCGTCGGTCGTGCGGGTGATGCCCCACTCCAGGCCGGAGACTCCGTTCGCGATCTTCGAGACGTTCGCACGGAGCCAGGGCATCGTGTTGTAGGCATGGAGCCACTCCTCGCCCTGCTTCGGCCTCGTCGCCCCGCTGTTGATCGTCGAGCCCTTGACGATGACTCGGCCCTGCGACACGCCGCCGACGACGATCTGGATACCGGCCTTGATGCGGTCGAACAAGCCCATGCTGATCTCCTACGCTCGCGCCCAGGCGAGGCCCGGGCGCTTGAACGCCGCACGGTACGCGAGCGCCGCCGCGCAGACCGTGTCGGGAAGGTGATGCCCTTCGCCGCCCTTAAACAAGTCGTCCACCGAAGCGTATCGGTGCTCGCCGTACATCAGATTGAGCCGCGGCGACTTCATCTCCCCCGCCTCCACTCCCTTGACGTACTCGGTGAGCAGATCGTACCGCTCTCGGCCGGCCATGATGACCGCTTCCGCCCTCGTGCCCCTCATCATACCAGCGATCACGTCGCCGATCCCCGTGCCGTCGTGGGCAGAACGGCCAGGGTACCGCTTCACCCGCTTCTCGAAGCGGTCGATCATCGCGGGCCACTCACGCCGCCGGAGCGCCTCGAAGGCCACTACCCGGGCGGGCTTGCAGTCGGTGCGGAGGGTCACGATGATCGTCCGATCCACCTTCCGCGCCCAATCCGCGCCCGTAGCATACCGCCCTTCTCGGAGGTCTGGAGCCTCGAACTCGTAGTAGCGCCCTTCGGCCACGTCGATCTCGCCGAGGTTCTTATCGAACATCTGGTCCACGGCCGCGGTCATAAAGGCGCGGCCCTCGGGGTTGGGCTCCTGGCCTTCATACTCGGCGTTCCACATCGCGTCCGTAATGGTGAGCCGTTTCCGCTCCACCTCTTCAGGGAGGAGCCAGCCGAAGGGGTTCGCCTCCGTCTTCATCGTCTCCCTGAAGCACCACTCATGGACCTTCCAGCTTCGCGCGGACGCGCGTCGGAGGATCTCGGTCATGGTCCCATCCGCGTTCTGGTGCGTCGAGGATGCGACGACTCCAGCCGGGACTTCGGGAGTGCTCATCGGCTGGCCCATCGCCGCGTCGAAGATGTCGAGGTCCATCTCGTCCACCTCGTCGAGCAGGAGCCGTTGCGGGTGGGGGCCGCGGACGCTGTTCTGCGATGCCATGAGCGCGGTGAGCTTCGCGCCGCCCTGGTAGAGCGTGAGGTGCGTCTGCTCGTCGAGGAGCCGGTGCCTCGGGTAGTTCCGCTTCGTGTGGAGCATGGAGATCGTCTCCAGCACGCGTTTCGACTGTTGGCCCGAGCCCCCGAGGAGGTTCACCTCGGCCCCGAGGGTGAGCGCCTCCACGTCCCCAAGGAGCGAGAGCAGGAAGCTCTTGCCCCCGAAGCCGCGGCTCGCCTTCCAGACGACGACAGGAGAGACGGCATAGAAGGCGTCGCAGAACGCCCGCCACGGGGTCGAGTGGCCCGGGCAGACTTGGACGTTCGGGATGCGGAGCCCGTCATAGGTGACGTGGATGAAGGCCGCGAGCTTGCGGAACGAGCCGACGCCCGGGGCGAACTCGAAGGTTTCGCGCACTACTTCCTCGAATCAACACCGGCGTTGACTTCCGGCTGTACCACTTCGGCCTCCACCGTTCCCATTTCGGGAGCGTTCGTTCCCTGGCCGGGAACGTAGAGCGGCAGGAGCCCGATGCCCTGCTTCGCTTGCCCGGGTTCGATGCTGGCGAGCCAGGGATCGTTCGAGGTGATGCCCGCGTCGTTCACGATGATGATGGAGCGGTTGTCGATCACGCGCGGCCCCTTCTCGTCTTCCGGAGTGACGAGCCCGAGGATCTTGGCCTCGTCGGCTTGCGCTTTCCGCAAGGATTCGAGAATGCGTGCCTCGGCCATGTGGTCGGACGAGACGCGCACCTTCGCACCGGGCACCGGCTGTCCGTCTGCCCCCATCACGCCCTCGCGCTCC